GTTCTCGAGAGTCGTCACGCGGTTTGTCGCGCTGGTGATGTTGGTTCCCTGAGTCGTGACGGTCGACGTCAGGGAATCAAGCGCAGCGCTGCTCGCTTTGGTAGCCAGTCCGGTCGTAGCGTTGTTCACGCTGTTTTCCAGATTGGTAACGCGAGTCGATGCGCTGGTGATGTCAGTCCCTTGCTGCGTGACCTGAGAGGTCAGAGCGGCGGTCGCTGCGGACTGTGCATCGAGAGCAATTTTGATTGAAGGGCTGTACGCGGTCGCTACCGGGCCTTCCTGAAACTGGACGTTGTCGACTTCGACGAACATATCAGCGGCGGCGGCAGTACGGTTAAAGATCCGCACGGCGTACACGTTCACGCTTACGGCAAGCGCAGGGGCGACGCCGGTCAGTGTGTAGCGGGTGAACGTGTCAGTTACGAGCGTTTCGGCCAACGACGGCGTGCTGATCACCGTTCCTGCGGCGTTCATGAACTGCATGTACATCGCGATACGGAAACCGCCAGTGCTACCACGCACGAACGAGCTGAGCGTGTAGGTGTTGCCGCCAGTGACTTTCGGGCGCGACAGCCCGTCGCCTGTGTTGTAGCGGGCTTCAAGTGTTGCACCTACAGCCGCAGCGGTTGCGGAGAGCCGGTAAGCGTTAACGCTCGACGTCAGCGGTGATGCAACCACGGAATCGACCCACGAGACCGATCCGCCCGGCGTCCAGTTTTTCGGGCGCGTTGCAGTCGCCAGCTCTTCGAACGAACTGTTCGGCAGCAGGTTATCGCCGCCGCTGTTCGTCAAATTGTTTGTCAGCGCCGTGATCTGGCTCGACTGGGTGCTGACGGTTCCCTCTACGGTTGTGACGCGGCCAGTCAAAGCGGTGGTCGCCGTTGCCTGTGCTGCGACGTCGGCGGCAATTACGCCCGTGTTGTCCTGCCAGCCGCTCACGACGCTGCCAATCTGAATTTGCGCACGATCAAATTCAAAGAAGCCCGCCGATACCGACGCTGTACCGAACATGCGGATGAGCACTTGAACAAGCCCGGTGCCAGCAGGCGCCGTGCCTATTTTGGTGAGGCGCTGCCAATCCCCGGTCATAACCAACGAGCTGTCGGTGGTCCGCTGAATCAATGCAGACGCAGCAACATCCCAAAATTCTAGGAAGAACCGTGCAGTGAATCCAGCGGTGCCCCGAACATAAACCGATCCTGCGATGGTTTGATTTTCGATGCAAGGCGGCAGGCGGCCAGGTGATAGATACATTTGCGCATAGGCGCTGGTGGCGTTGAGAGCCGTGCAATCAAAGCGCTGAGCCTTGCCTGCCGTATCCAGGCTGGAAGTGATCAGCGTTGGCGTCCGAACTGCGCCGCCAGCCGTGCCATGGTTCCAGCCATTCGCGGTGCCAGCGACCGTGCCAAGCGCATCGAATGATGGATTGAACAGCAGGTTTTGCCCGCCGATATCTCCAAGACTAGCCGTGATACCGGTGATCGCAGTCCCTTGCGCAGTAATGGTGTTGCCCTGCGCCGTAACGGTGTTCGAAAGGTTCGTTACGGTCGATGCATCGGCCTTCCCGTTGACGGTGTTGGTCAGGCCGGTGATCGCCGAACCCTGGCTAGAAATCGTGCCCTCGGCAGTGGTCACGCGATTGGTCAGCGTGGTCACAGCGGATGCGTCCGCTTTCCCTGGCAAAGCGTTTTGCAGGTTGGTGATTGCCGAACCCTGGCTTGTAACTACGCCCTCAACGGTGGACACCCGACCAGTGAGCGAGGTTGTCGCTGTAGCGTTCGCAGCGACGTCTGTCGCCAGTGTGGTCGCGTTGTCCTGCCAGCCTGTAACGACTGTGCCGAGCTGTAGCTGGGCGCGGTCCCACTCAACGAAACCCGACAGCACGGAACCGCCGAGAGCGCCGCCAGCCCGGAAAATCGAGTTGATCGACACGGTGTTGGCCGGCAGGTTTGCGTAGTCGAGCTGAATGCGCTGCCAGTCACCGGTGGCGATGACGGACGCGCCGGTGCGAGTGGCGAAGGTGGCGCCTGCCGAGTTAACGGTCTGCATGTACATGCGAACCGCCATGCCTGCCGTCGCCCGGAAATAGACCGAGAGCATGATGCTCTGCCCAGGAACAGCCACTGGTCGCCGCGCGCCGCTGGTTGTCAGGTCGACGTAGGACGAGGCCGTGGTGGTGATATCGAGACGCTGTGCCTTTCCCTTGGTGTCGAGGGTCGACGGGACGACACTTGCGACGCCAGTCGAGCCCGAGGACACGCCCACAGCAAAGCCGTCAGCAATGGTCGTCGAGCCGCCAGCCAGTAGATAATCAAACGACGGGTTGTAGAACAGGTTTTGCCCGCCCGCGTCGCCCAGGCTGGCAGTGATGCCAGTGATCGCCGAGCCCTGCGCCGTGATCGCCGTTCCTTGCTGCGTCACGGTGTTGGTCAGGTTCGTGACAGTGGTCGAATCGGCCTTGCCCGCGATGGCGGTTGTCAGGCCGGTGATCGAGTCGCCCTGTGCGGTAATCGTGCCTTCTGCCTGCGTGACGCGCGTCGTCAGACTGCTAACCGCAGACGCCTCGGCTTTGGTTGCTACCTGCGCCAGCGCGCTCGCAGCAGCCGCAGCGGCATCGGTTGCAGCCTTGTCAGTCACCGCAGCCCAAGCCGATCCGTTCCACCGCTTCGGGGTGTTCGCCCCACCGGTGATGTCGATCCAAAGGTTTTGCGAAAGCTGGTCGGCAGCCGCAGGCGTGGCGGTCTGATACAGAACCTTGCCCTTCCCGCCCGCCAAAGTGTTCGCAGCGTTGGCAGCATTCTGGGCAGTCGTCACATTGCCGTTCGTGGTCGCTAGGGAGGTAGTCAGACCGGTGATCGAGGTCGCTTGCGCGGTGTTCACGCCTTCGATGTTGGTGATCTTTGTTTCTGCGGTCGTAACGCGCGCGGCCAAACCGTTCGCTGAAACAACGACCGACCCTACGTCCAGCCAGTAAGTGGCATTCGGCGGAGATGTGTTGACCGGCACGGCTTGCAGAGCCTGATACAGGCGCTGGCCTACACGCGTGGTGTCGCCGACCGCATAGGTTTTCGTCGGAACATAGGTCAGTGCATCAGCCGTTAGCTTGACCGCGTCGATCTGGCCTTGAAGGTTATTTTTAACGGACGTGAGGTTGGTGTTCGCCGCGGTGATCTGACCTTGCAGGTCATTTTTTACGGACGTCAGCGTGCCGTTCACCGAGGTGATCTGGCTTTGCAGGTTGTCGCGGATAGCGATCGACTGATCGCCGAGGTCGTCGATTTCTCCTGTGATCTCGTTCAGGCGCTCACTGATAGAGCCAGGGCCTGAGCCGCCAGTCTGGATATCGGAAAGCAGCTCTTGGCCAAGCTGGCTCGCGGTGATCTCGCCCACAAGCAGATCGAGGATTGCGTCAGCATCGGAGCTCGTCTGTCCGGCAACGCCGTTACCGGTCGGATACCACGGGCCGATATTCCCGGAGCGGTCCACCAGGCGCGCCCAGAAAAACAACGTGATCGCGGCTTTGAGCTGTTGCAGCGAATAGTCGGATTGCGGGTAGGACAGGTCCGCCAGCTTGGTCGCGGTTTCCAGCGTCGGCGACTGGCTGTACCAGATCTCGGTGCGCTGGGTGTCTTCGGCGCCGGCCGGGAAAGTCCATTTCAGGCCGATACCGAACAGCAGACTGGTGGTGGTGAGCGAGGTCACCGCCGGTGGCAGGCCTTCCTTGCCGTTCAACTGAGTGAGGTTCGAGCTTTTCCAGACCGACGTAATGTCGTAAGCGCTGACAGCGCGCAGGCGGGCCAGGTAGGCGCCCGAGTAGATGCCGGTGATGTCGACGTTGGTCATACCGGTGCGCTGAACGGAGATCCAGTTGTCGTTGTCCTTGCGCCACTCCACGTCGTACGCCACTGCGCCGCTCACCGCGGGCCAGGCGATTGTCATGGTGGTGACCGCGATGCCTTGCGACACGGCCGAGGTCGACGTCAGCGTCACACTCGCCGGCGCCGGAACGACGGTGATCGGGATCACACTGATCGGGCGTTCTTCCAGGCGCGCGCCGGTGTCGATCGCCGCGAACTTGCTCGGCTCATACTGCAAAGCCGTGATTTCGTAGTCGCCCTCGGTGGTGCGCTTGGTGCTCATCACGCGATACAGCGGGATTGCCAGATCATCAGCATCGATCGCCCATTGCAGCTGGGCGACCGGCGTTTCGCTGTAGGCGGTCGTAACAGTCACGGCGCGCCCGGCGACCGATTGAACGGTGCGAGCCTCGGCTTTGCCGCTTGGCAGGTTGATGATCAGACGGTCGCCCGCCTTCGCCTGGGTGTCACGGTCCAGCGTCACGACACGCCCGGTGACAGCGGAGATGCGCCCGCCGATCTCCCGGCCCGCCAGCAGCGAATCGGCAATCGGAATGATGTAGCCAGGCAGAGGGATTGCGCCTTCCATGCCGGTCTTGAAGCTGACGGTGCGGTCGAAGTTGTTGGTGAGCACCGCCCATTTGCCACGACGCTGAGCTTCAGATGCGCGAGCGCAACCGATTGCGCTGATCTCAACCGGTTTATCACCAAAGCGGCGCTGGAGCGGCAGGTCGGAATAGGCGACGACGTCAGTGTCGTAGTGATTGGCAGGGTTGTCATAGCTGACGATGGCGCGGGTGTAACGAGTTTTCGCAGAGGCGCTGCCGTAAGAAAACTTCCCGTCGATAACGTTCGCGCGCGTGAAAACGTAGTCGAAATCCTGCGCCCGCGGCATATCCGCCTGCATCACCAGTTGGCCTTGAGCCCAGTACGTCATCCCGCGATAGATTGCGGAGATGTCGCGCAACAGTCCCCAAGCGTCGGCTTTGCCCTGCAAATTCATGTCGCAGAGAAAACGTGGTTCCTGTCCACCGATGCCGTCTGATACCAACTGATCGCAGTACTGCGCAATCCGGTACAGCTCCCACTTATCGACCATCCACGGTTTGATGCGCTTGCCCAGGCCAAAGCGATCTTCAGTGCAGAGCCCAAAGGTGATCCAGGCGGCGTTATTGGTCCACGCCTCTTTCAATGTGCCGTCCCAGACGCCGCTGTAGGTGCGCGCCACAGGATCGTAGTTGCTCGGCACCTGCCATTTCCGGGCCTTGCACTTCACCGTCACGACGGGAATGTTCGTGAACTGCTCGGCGTCGAATTCGATGTAGAGAAGCGCGGTGTTTGGGTAGCGCAGTTTGGCGTCGATGACCTCAGTCAGGCCGGCAACCAACATGGTATCGGCGACCTTGTTGGTGTTTTGGTTGGCCGTGATACGACGGACGCGGATCTGCCATCCGGTCGTTGCTGCGGGCAAATCAATACGGCGCGAGCGCTCGTAACGCGTGGTGGTTTTCCCGTCCACAGCTTCGCTGAGCACTTGCTGATAGGCACCACCATCGGTGGCCACATCAATCGCATACTCAATGCGATAGCCACCAACATTGCCTTCGTTGTCCTGTTGCTGCAGCGCCGGCCAGGCCAGACGAATACGCGCGGCCGACAACTGAGTATTAGTCAGCGACCGAACCCACGGGGAATCGTTGCGCAATTCGACGTTGATCGTCGTCTCATTCTCAACAGACGGGATACCAGGGATGTAGGTCTGATCGACCTCGCCGGTGCGCCACTCCCATTTCACGTTCGGGAAGTTGACGTTACCGCTCGAATCCTTGATCGGCGTGCCGTCAAGCAGAATGGTTTCGTCGGTTGGCGTGCCATCAAATGGACCTTCTC